TTGCAAACACTCTTTCCCTACACGACGCTCTTCCGATCTAGTCTATACTAGAAAGTTTCCCTTCGTATTCCCCAATGACGTCTACTTGTCCAGCTGTCTCGAGTTCATCACAATAAAGGAAAGCCTCCTGAAACCATATATTATTTATATTCTTATCAATTATGGTTCTCATTTCGTCGAACATAAATAAATTTGAAGGTTGCTGACCTTCTCTATAATCTTCTTTGTTATCAAGATAATTTTCACAAATTTTATGTACAGCAGTACCACGTCGGGCTGCTTGAGATGAAATCTTATTTGCTTCTGCATGACCAATACGGTCTCGCCATTGTTTAATAGATTCTTTACTGAGGATTCCCAATACTGTGGTTACAGATGGATAGGCTTCGCCGGTAGGAGTGAAATATCTCCTTCCTTCTTCGGTGGTTTTTCTTGTAATTGCGGGTAGATCTATCCCGTGTTGGTGGTGTTCAAATATCATAATATATCCTTTAATGTCAAAAATAAAAAGAGGCCGTATTGCAGACCTCCTTTCAGTAGTGTCTCCTTATGCCATGGCTGTATTTAAGCCAAATGAATGAGTAACTTTACTCGTTGGTTGTTGTTGTTTTTCCTGTTTGTCCTTCGCGATAATGTATTCCTTTACGAGGCCTGAGCGAACAATGTCCTCGATTCCAAATTTTACAGTTCTGAATGAAGGAATACGATTTAAAACTTTTATAAATGTTTTTAAACCACTTATATCATTCCTATTGCGAGAACTTTCCAGGTCATCTTGTCTTGTATCTCCGCAGAATATAATCTTTGAAGATTCTCCCACACGAGTAATAATACTATCCAACTCGTGATAAGTCATTGACTGACATTCATCTACAATTATAATAGAATTATCAAAAGTTAATCCTCTTACAAAAGATGATGTCATAAATTTAATTTGTCGTTTTTGTTTCATGATTTCCCATGCATCTCCACGACTAAATAAATTGTTAACAATGTCGGCGTAAGGTGTTGCATAAACTGCCTCTTTTTGGGCTTGTGAACCAGGCATAAAACCTTGTTCCCTTGTTTGTACAGCGGATCGAACAATTATCATTTGTTCATATTCCTCGTCTTGAAGAATATCCATTAAACCCATATATAATGCGCACATAGTCTTACCTGTGCCTGCCGTGCCAATCGCGGCGATATTATACCCTGCCTTATAGTTATCGAACATATCTTTCTGAGTGTCGGTAATCGGTTGGATCTTTTTCATAGTAAATTTGGAATTTTGCGTTCCTGCATTGTCCTGTTTAGATTTCCTCTTCTCTTTTTGTGATATACGACTTCTTGGCATATTTGCTCTCCTTATATACGAAACAATCAACGCATGAAGATAAAGGTCATTTCCAGTCGTTTATTTTGTTCCCTGTGTATGATTTATTTGCTTTCATCGATGTAAGTAAATCACGAAAACCTTGGTCGGGCTTCGCCCTTCCTAACCGCGCGCTATCAATCAATGGCGCGGAGCCGGTTATAACTTGTTTTAGATTTGGATTTGCTTCGAGATAGGATTCTCGTTCGGCAAGTTTGAGCATTTTGTCAAACCGTTCGCCGGTATCAGTATTTTCAAATTCGTAGATAGGCATACTTTTTATATAGTCCAATGAATCATATTTTTATTTATAAGAATTTAAACGGGAATTTAGACGATTTCGTCGTAAATTTCTTTCCACTTGGAGACTCTTATAATGTCAGGATTGTCGAAATACTGGTTGAAGTTATGGTCAATCAGTATTGATCTGAGTCCCATTCTGTGTCCAGTTAGAGCATTTGAAGGCTTGTCTTCTACCCATATACAGCCACTGTCTTTATAGGGTAATAATCCTTCGTCTTTATCATCACCGCAATCAAGACAAACAAGTTTTTCAAACACACCCTTTCCAAAGAGTCTTTCGAGGTTCTGTTCTCTTAATTTGCCGGCATAGTAATCAGTACTGAGACTAGTAATGCAATGAAAAACATAGCCTTCATCATGTAACTTTTTAACATATTTTATAGAGTCCCTTAATCCAGGTAGGAAACCAATCCTAGCTGATTCATTAAATTGTCTAACCAATTGTCTAGCTAATGTTTTGGGTATGTCAAACGTGGTAGCGACATCGTAGACATCTTCCACCTGTACCATATACCCATTTTCGTCCATAAACTTGTAAAAGCTGTATTTCCAGTCCAATAAGACCCCGTCGCAATCGACAAGAATCAATTTATCACTTCTAATGTCTTTCATATTATATCCTTTCCTTTAATTGTATATTATAACACACTTTAAAGGTAATGTCAACACGCTATTCGCCGTATTTTTCTTTTAATCGTCTTTTCCTCTTGGATTTGAATTTTTTGTTACGCTCTTCGCGTTGGCGTTTTTCATCTGTCTTTAGATTTTCCCACTCTTTCGGTTTGGGTAAATCCCTATAACGTTTGGCCACGTCATAATTTCCTTATCGCATATCCATTGGACTAGTAAGAATGCCTTCGTAGGCCTCTTCTAGTGTTTTGAGTGTAAGTCCTTTAACCGGAGTGTGTGATATCATATGATTAGCAAGTAAATCTGCATCTGCATTTTCGATATCTTCCAGTAGACTAATGAAAAGACTTTCACGCTTTATTTGATTGAGGTTATCGTACCCACCACCTTTAATAAAGATTTTGAGTCTACGAGCTTCTCTATAAAGCATAGTCTGTGCATCGGTATGTTTGTTATAATTCCACGGAGGCGCGGAATCTGGTATTAAAAGCTCTATATCTTTATCATAGATAAGTCTTAATACTGTTCTGAAAGCTGGGTTGTCATGTTTTTTTAAGAACTCAATTTTACCCGGTTTCGTTTTTATTTTTGAGATTTCGTTAAGAATCTCTGCCATTGATAGTTTAATAGCCATAATTAAAAATCCTGTATATCTGTAATCAAATTTTTCAATTTCATTTTAACAAAGAAGTTAAATAGTTTTTCACGACCAACTTCTTTCTCTTTATTATATTCGTTGAGAATTTGTGTTGTATATTTCTCTGGAATCATTGTTAGGTCAATCATTTGTTTATTACGATTAAATCTAAGTTTTGTTTCCTCATCCATTGTTTCAGGTGTTTCTGTTAGGACCTGTAATCTTTTCTTGGTCATTGGACTTTGTCTCGTCCCGACTGCCAAACAATTATCAGGGCTCAATACATTGGGGACTCCGTCACCAACATCACCTTTTAAAATATGTTCCTGAATATATTTATCCGGAGCTGCATGTCTTACCCATTTCTTTAGAACTGGATTATATTGAGAAACATTTGCATATGTATGTAATTGGATAAAGTCTTTATCACCAGAAAGAATAAGAATCTTTTCAGACCCAGTATTCATTACAGTTCCATGTTCATGACAAACAGTCGCAATGATATCATCAGCCTCACAACGATCTACCTGCACAACCTTATATGGGAAGTTTTCATGAATCTCTTCTCTAATTTGTCCAATCACTTCAAAAAGTTTTGGCCAATCCAAATCAGAATCATCACGATTCTTTTTACGATTAGCTTTGTAATAAGGGAAGTAGTCTCTGCGCCATACATCTCTCGTATCTACACAAAGAACAATTTCACCAAATTCCTCGGTAAACTTTTTTCTGTTAAAACGAATGCTGTTTAAGAACATGTGGCGAAGTAGGTTTTCGTCTAATTCTACGTTGTGGTGGTTGCCTATACTCGCGAAGAGTGAGGCCAGCATCACCTGGTTGTAATCAACTAATATCATAATTTAATCCATTTTTTATTTAGTAGTGTCTATTTTAATCCATTTCTGGATCAAAGTCAACCCCTAAGTCAAAATCTTTTTTAAAGCCGCCTTCCATTAGGCCTGGCTCTGGGGAAGAAGTCATTACATTTTCATCTGCAAATTCATGTAGGGGGTGAGCTACGTCCAATGACAAGAGGTGTAGCGCTTTAATAGCTTCAAATACTAATACCATACTCGCAAAGTATTTTTCTATGTCCTCGTCAAAATCACAGCCTGCTCTATCCATTTCACCTAAAACATTCTGCCAAATAATTTCAGCCAGTTCTGATGAATAGCTTTCCTTATAGGCTAATAATTTGTCTTGTATTTCTTGAGCGTCCATTGGCGGTTTTGACATGCCATAATTAGGAAACTGTATTACGTTATCCTTCTCTTTTTTCGACATTTTCTACTACACTCCTTAAAGCTGCATTCCACATATTAGTAAATGATGGAATATTATTTCTTGCCAAGTTAAATCTGTCTGAATATGTGAACCCATTAAAATAGTTCTGGTCCTTTTGCATATTCTGTAGTATTTGTCTTGTTACAACAAATGCATAGTTAGCATGTTTTGATGGGTCTTCGATGTAATCATACATAATCGTTGCATTGGCAGCTGTTTCCGGCAGCGCTGCAAAGTTCGGATGAATACAAATACATTGGCTTTTAATAGCTTCGATAAGTGCAATACATGAAGTTTCAGGCCATACATTCGGGTATAGAAAAATATGTGATTCTTGCAATGCAGATAATACTTCCTCATTACTTTTTACACCGTGATATGTCATCTGAGGATGTGCTTCAATAGTTGAATATAATCCTTTATACGCTTCATCACGTTGAGGCCAGCCATAAATGTCAAACCCTGAATATACATCTAAATGAATATTATCGAATTCTTTTGAAAGCGCATCAAATACTGGAACCAATAATTCCAAACCTCTATGAGGTGTTGTGTGGTAAATGAATCTAATTTTATCTGTAGACATTGTTACAGGATTATATTGCTTTTCAATAGCGTTATGAATAACTGAACATTTTGAATA